TGGTATCCGCCGCTCCTGCCACACCTTGCGTAATGGTTTTGGTGCCGAGCGCAGCCGAGCGCCCGTTATCAACCGAACCCAGGTCGGAAATAAACTTGTCGGTTGAATCATAGGTATAGGTGCTCTTAACCAACATGACCCGGATATCTTGCGTATCCCAGTCAATTTCACCGGACAGAAAACCTTCACGACCTAAGGGAAACAATGCGTTGGACATCTGGTTCTCCTTTTCTCATTCCTCCCCATACCATCTGTCTGCACAGGCAGGGAGGCATAAGGGGAAGGATAAATTATTTCTTCTTCCCTGTCTTTGCAGACAGGCCGCGCTCCTGAAGCGCCTTCCCGCGTCCCGAGAGCGCCTTTTCCGCGCGCATGGCGGTCACCTGCAGCAGGTTTGAGCTCCTGCCGCCATCGGGGAATAGCCCCAACAGCGGCAGGGAACTCACAGATTATTTACGCTTGCCGCTGGGCGCGGCAGGCGTTGGGCTGGCCGAAGGTGCCGGCAGCTCTCGGGCAGCAGGTTTCAAAGATGGCTTGGCGTCGCCGTTCATCGGCTTGCGGCTGATCTCTTTCCAGCCCGCAGCAAGATAATCCGTTACTTTCTCGCCAGGCACGTTCATGGAATCGAAACCGCGTTCCATCAAAACTAACTCTTTAGCCATGTCAACCTCCGTTTAGCCGAGCAAGGTGGCGATGTGCTCGGATTAGCCGAGCAGGGTGGCGATGTGCTCGGGCTTGATCACCTTGACGCCCCACGCAATAGACACGTGGTAGACGATCATGCGATAGCCCGGGTAGGCGGCGAAGTCGAAGACCAGGCCGCTGACGGGATCCTCGACCACCATGTGATCGATCGCCAGGTCGCCTTCCTTCGGGACGGCGGGCAGGCGGGTAGCCAGCAGGATGGCATTGCGGGAGAAACCGACATTGCAGGCATGGGTGGCGATAAAAGTGATGGCCACATCGTTCGCCAGGGTTTTCCTCAGCCCGGGCTGGGCCAGCACGATGTCGCCATCGCCATCCCCGGCAAAGCCGGTGGCGACCACGTACTGGTTCGTATCACCTGCAAAGGTGATCACGTCGCCGGCCAGGAATGACCCTGTGCCAACTTCCACGTGGATGGTCGTGTCGCCGATGTTGTATCCCGCGATAAGGTCCACGTTATAGGTGGCGCCGGTGCCTTTGGTGAAGGTCTTTACTTGGGCGGACTCCCGGATGGCAAAGCCGTGCAGGTCGAGTATGGTGCCGCGCCGCAGCAGCGACGTGTCGCCAGCCTCGTTGGCTTTGGTCAACTGCGCCAGGGTGCGCAATTTCGCCCCGGCCGTGGTATTGATGACCAAATGCCGGTCCGAAGCGGGCGCGCCGTTATCGTCCAGGATCTTCTTGATGTTGGCAGGATCTGACAGGTCGGTCGCGAACGGGGCCGTGGCAGCCGCACCATAGGCGCGCGATGCGCCTTTGTGAGATGCATCGGCCAGATCGCCCTCGATCTCATTGACGGCTGCGCGGATCGCCTGTGCAATCTGGTCCTGTTGGATCGTCAGGAATCCGGGACCGTAATCCATCGCCTTCTGCTCTTCCCCGCTCCAGGAGAACGGGAAATAGCGTGACTTGCTGATGGTGACGTCCTTATTCGTGATCGTTTGATCCGCGGCGGACGGCAGCGCCATTGCAGGCGTGACGTTACCTCCCGCAGCATTCGCGGGGGTTGCTGGGCCGCGCAGGGTTTGACCCATTGCCACCTGGTCGGCTCTTGAATCACGCGCTACTGCGGGGATGAACCCGACCAGCTCGCGCGAGACCACGTCCAGCGCGGCGTAGATGTCGGGAATTAGATTGGTAAGTGAGTTAGACATTGGAATTTACCTCGTTTCATCAGGATATCGTCGTCGTTATTGATCAACGACTTTGCCGCCAGAAAGCACGAATTTTCGCTTTTCGACGGCATTGAGCACCTCGAAGTCGGGGCGCTTCATCGTCCCCGGCGTTTCAGACGCTTCGGGGTCGGGTTGAGTGGTGGAAACGGGGACGAAGTTCTTCGCCACGTCGCTGGGCCGGGCCGCTTTTTTCAGCGACTCGTACAGTTTCAGGGCTTCATCGGCCTTGTTCTGAGCCTCGTCCAGCGCGGGGCGCAGAGCAAGCGCCTTCTCTTTTGCTTCGTCCGTTCCCTCTTGGAAGTGCGCATCGATGTCGTTCGCGATATGTTTCACTTCCGCATCCGTCTCGATGACGGCGTCGTGATAGGGTTTCAGGTCAAGCATGGGGGATCTCCTTTTCAAGAATTTGTCGAACTCGATTACGGAGGGTCTGCGCCTCGCGTTCGTTGTCCGCTGCGGCAGGATCGCTGCGAAGTGCTGGAACTTGCGCAGCAGAGTCCGCCGCGGGCGGGACATTATTGATGGTAACTGATTGCGCTACCATGACTGGGGATATCGCCTGCATCAGCTCAGGCGGGACATGATCATAATTGCGCAGGCAGTTGACGAATGCCATATTGCTTACGCTAGCCTTCTGCCCGCCCGGCAGGATCTCGTCTGCAAAACCATACTCCACGGCCTGGCGCGCGCTCATCCAGATCTCATCGGACATCATCAGAGAAATTTCTTCCTCGTTCAATCCGGTTTTGGCGGCGTACGCCGGAACGATGCCGTCCTTGATGTCCTGCAGTTGGTCGCGGATTTCGCCGAGCGTTTCGATATCCAACATGGCCATAAATACCACCACCGCGGGATCGTGGATCATCATGTAAGCTGTGTCCATCATCTGCAAGGTCTTGCCCGAGATCGCCACGATCACCGCCGCGCTGGCTGCCACGCCGTCCACCCGTACCGTGATCTCGCCGGGATAGTCGGTCATGATGGCCCGCATCGCCGAGGCGGCGAACACGTCCCCGCCGGGCGAATTGATTTTGAGCAGGATCGGCCCGCCCCCGCCGAACATATACAGGTCGTCTTTGAACTTCTTGGGGGTGATCTCATCGCCTAGCCAGGAATACTCCGAGATCGGGCCGTAGAGCTCCAGTTCGGCCTGGCCGCTCTCGCTTTCGGCGGCATTCACGAAACGCCAGAACGGCTCATAGGGCTGGGCGTTTCCATCGAAACAGCGGAAGGGCATTTTTTGCATGGCTTTATTCTCTGCTTTCTCTTTGGCCGGCTCGAAAGATTTGCCGTCATGAGCTTTGCAATGCTTGCGAGCCTGGGCCTCGGTCCAGATTGTTTTTTTGTATCGATGAGCCTGTGTATCCGAAGAATCATCCTTGCGGTAGCCGATGATCAGATCGTACGGTTTGCCAGTGGCTTTGTAGCCATCCTTGTCATTGTTGTCTTTTACGTGTTTGCGGATGAAGCGAACAAATTGGTCCGGGTCCAATAAACGGCAACTGTGCTCGTTGGGAAATGGCACATTACACCTTCCTTATTTGCCTTCTGCCTGCCCGCCTGGCTGGGCAGGCGCAGGCAGGCCAATCGGTTGAATGTTGCTGGCCATGTAATAACGGTCGCCATCGGCATAGGCGCCCACGTCGTCCTTCTCGCGCGCCTCGTTGGGCGTCATGATCCCGTTCTGGATCCTCTTCGCCATCGCCTCGGCCCGTGACCGGCTGTCCATGCGCAGGAGCGATTCCCGGATGAATTTGAAGTAGGTATCGCCTTGCTCAGCCTGGCTCAGCCATTTGATCCGCGCCGCTTCCTCCCACGGCACCAAGTACGCGTCCAGGGTGCCCTGCAGGTATTCGATGTACTTCTGTTCGTTGCTGTTGTAGGATTGTTTTCCTCTGTTGAGCATGTGCTCGGGCAGGCCGAAGAAGTTGCAAACGTCCTGGTCGGTGGCGTCGATGCTTTCTAGGAACTGTGCATCCCTGAGTTGTATGTCGATCGCCTCGAATTTCGTGATCTTGCTGTCGAACACCGCGAGGCGGTAGGCATTTTCGGTCCCGCTCATGGCCTCCTCGTAAGCCTTGCGCACGATCTGGCGTTTCTCTTTGTCGAGCTCGCCAGACATTTGTATATAAGCGGCGGGCATGAACCCTTGCGAGTACAACATGCTCTGCGTCTTGCGCGCTGCCAGCTGCCGCCCGAACGTCTCGCGCGCAAAGGTGATCACTCCGCGTCCCATGCAGCCCGTCGCATCCGGGTT